ATGAGCGCCTTCCCAGAACCCACTGACGGCGAGCCTGTCGACTTCCTCGAGGAACGCGACGGCGACACCGAGTCGTGGGCTCGAGCGGATCCACGCAAGGCGCTGATCGAACCGTTCGGACGGTTCGGCTACAAGGTCACGCTCAGAGACGGCGAGAGCGTCCACTACTGCGCGCTCGGCCTCGAGGACGACGAGTACATCGGTCGGTGCGACTGCAAAGGCTGGCAGTACCACGACGGGCCGTGCGCCCATCTCTGCACGCTCCGGAAGGCCGACTTCCTTGGACTGATCGACGTCGAAGCGACCGATGGCAGCCCCGACGACGAACACGAGATGCACCACGCAACCGGCGAGACGCTCGAAGGCGAGCCACATGACGGCGCGATTGAACGGACACACGACTACGAGCGGGAGATGGAGGGTCGCGCATGACGCGCACGCACACCCGCGCGATAGCCCTCTCCGTAAGGGTCCCCACCCCCCTTGCATACGAACTCCGAAGCCCGACGCCGTCTGCGTATTCACCCGATATGCAAACGGAGGTGAGCCACTGATGGCCCGGATGGATCACAACCCCTCGAGCCGCGTTTCGTTCGGCTGTCCTGACGATCTCCTCGAGACGCTCGACGAGATCGCCGAGCGCGAGGACAAGAACCGCAGCGAGAAGCTCCGCGAACTGGTCCAGAAAGAAGTCGAAGCGAAGGGCGACCTCGACGAACCCCAGCCGATCCTTCCCGACAACGAACGGCTTGCTGAAGCCTACCGGCTGCTCCACGAACGAGCGTCTGCACCCCACAAGATCAAGCGCCGCGTGAAACTCGAGACGGCGAAGAACAAGCTCTACGACAACAACACGCCAAAGGCGGCCGTTCTCGAGGAGATCATCAAGCCGCTCGAAAGTCTCGGCTATGCTTCGGTCGAACCAGGCAACCAGAGCGTGTGGATATTCGTTCGACCGATGCGCTACACCGACAGTGAGGACATCGTCGAACCCGGAGAAAAAGCACTCGCGTAAGCCGGTCTCTTTTCCTATCTTCTTGAGGTCGCGAGCGTCGGGTTGGGGACGTCGATCATCCCAGATGCACACCTATATCGCCGGCAAGACCGTTCGTCACCTCTGACTCTTCGAACACAAGCACGATCTCGGCCCGCGTCGAGTCAACGACTGTGCGCCGATACTGGTACCAGACGTAATCGAGCCCGCTGTAGTCTTCCGCTTCGACGAGAAGGGCGAAATCCTCGTACTCGCTCCGGAGAAGGTTGATTTGGAACTCGCCGTTCTCGTCGACCTTCCCGGCGGTCGGAAGACCGTCCTGTGCGATGACCCACTTCCCGTTGGTGATCCGTTCGCCCTTCGGGTTGATCGCCACACCGCGAACGCGTCGGAAGTACGCACTCGGGATGTACGCGGCTGTTGGTGACTCCATCCCGGCGGAGACGCCGCCGAACGCGTTGCTTGATGACGTAGACGCTGTTGCGACGTTCTCCGGCTGCACGCCCTCGACATCCTGAACTGGAATTACGTACTGACCCGGTCGGTGGTTGAGGACGTGGTCGGTCGTTGAGGCACCGCCTTCGATGCCGGTCCCTCCTCGAACGACGACGGAACGACTCGAGAGCGCGGCTCCACCTGTGACGGTCGACCCGCTCGAGCGGGCTGAAACGCCCTTTATGCCGAACCCGTCCGACTCGGTTTGCTCAGCCGTCGTTGCGTACGTGACCATCGCTTACTCGTATCGCAGTGCTGCCGAAATGGTCGTCCCTGTCCCAGCCCCCGACTGACGGAGGACACGGTAGGTTTCTCCGCTGTGATCGATTGTGTCGCCGTGCGCTCCACCCTCATTGATGTCGTTACCGATGATCGCCTTCACGTAGGCGACAGGGATACTCTCGCTCGAGGTCTGGTACATGACGCCGCGCCGGAAGAAGTACGTATCATCCTCTGAGTCAGGGTTGACGACGCACCACTCTGGCCGATCGAATCCGACCGCACCATACGGGAAGCTGGTGTTGTTGTTGGCACGTCCGTAATACACTTGGAAGCTCGCGAGAGCCGTCTCGTTCCCGTTGGTTACGCTCGACTGCGAGTAGGCCGCGAACGGCTGATTCCCGTCGGCCCAAAACTTGCTGTTGATGTACTCCATCGAGTAGTACCCACAGCGACCGTTATTCCCGTCAGAGGTGTTCCACGCACCAAAGTTGATCCAGTTGTTCGTCACTGAACCAAAGTAGGTGACCTCGGTACTTTGGAGCGTCCCGATACCAGCACCGCCCTGTAGGACGTACACCTGCGTCGAGCCGTTCGCGTTCCCGTGAGTGTAGCTGTAGTTGCCGGTATCGACGTTGTACGTCGTGAACGAGGCCGATGCGTTGTTTCCGACGCTTCCGCTCCACGGATCGGCGTTTCGGACATCTGTTTTTCCAGCGGGAACGTGGTTTTCGGTATCCCAATCTGATGAGTGAACGATCCTGATACCACCCGCATTCCGGTTATTGTAATCGTCCGCATGCCGGGCGTATCTCGAGTTCTGAAGGAATAGGCCGACGTACGTCCCGCTCGAGGCGTGTTGGAGGACGCGACCGTTATCGACGTAGTTGGTTGAACTCCCGTCGTTGGTGATGCCGGGATCTGCGTCGGACCACTCGCTGAGTGCGGTAGCTGCTGAGGCGATACTATCGATGACATCGGGGAGCTTCCCCGTCGTTTCAGTAATTGTCGTCATTATTACTTGTACGCTTTAACTTTGACCTGCGTGTCGGGTGTGCTGCTACTCTGCTTGCTAATCCAGACGCTCGAGGCACCGAGGCCGCCTTCTGGGCCGGCGTGGTATGGTGCATCCGAGGGTGCCAGTGGGATCTTGCGATACTCGCCCTCCGAGCGGAACGCGACGTAAACCGGTTCGTCGAACCCCCAGACAGTGACCGATGTCGCTGGATAGCCCCAGTTGAGGCGATTCTCTTCGGTCGTCGTCACCGGCAGCGGCTCTTCCGTCACGAAGTATGCCGCCTCCTGGCTGTCGTCCGACTGCTGGTCGATCGCCTCAAGGGCGTTCTCCCCGCGCTGCTCAAGCAGCAACGCGAGCAGCAGTCGGTTCGTGTCGTTCTCGAGGATGTCGTCGGGCCACGAGGTCGCCTCGAGGCCATACTTCGCGAGGATACGCTCGACCTGACTGTTGGGTCCGATCGTCGAACCAGCGACCATTAGGCATCACCCTCCTGCTCGGTGCCACCGTCAGTCGCGACCGTCCGGACGTCCCGACGGAGGGCCTTCAGCGTCTCCGTGTGCTCGTGAATGGCGTCGAGCCACTCGCTACGCTCATCTCGTCGCTCACCGCGCTCTTCCCGATAGAGCTTCCACATGAGTAGGAACGCGACGGTTGGGAACCCAAACTGGTTGAGCAGGGTGATTGGCTCCATTTAGATCAGCCCTCCAGCGAAGTCGGTCGCTCCGTCGACGAAATTGCCCCCGGCGTCGGCTGCACCGTCGACAAGATCGTCTCCGGTGTCGACTGCACCATCGATCACGTTACTCCCGGTATCGGTTGCACCGTCGACGAGATCGCTGCCGGCGTCGGCTGCATTGTTGACAGCATTGTCGCCGCTCGAGAGCAGGCCACCGAAGAGATCGCCATCGGCATCGGTCGCATTGTCGACAGCGTCAGTCGACCCACTCCAGATGTTACCGGCGAAGCTCGTCGCACCATCGACGAGATTGCCGCCGGCGTCAGCTGCACCATCGACGGCGTCGTCACCACTCGAGAGCAAGCCGCCGAAGAGGTCACCACCAGCGTCAGTCACACCGTCGACGGCGTCCCCGACGACGTCGCCAGCGCCGTCTGCAGCGTCGGTCGAGCCGCTCCAGATGTCGCCAGTAACGTCTCCGACGAAATCACCAGTGCCGTCCGCGACGTCGGTTGCACCGCCCCAGACGTCGCCGATTGCACCGCCGATGCCGCCGGCTGCGTCGGTCGAGCCACCCCAGAGGTCACCGACGGCGTCACCGACACCGGCTGCGGCGTCGCCGGCCCCACCGGCTGCGTTGGTCGTTCCGCCGACGATGTTGCCGATCGCGCCGCCGATGCCGTCGACGGTCTGGCCCGGCCCGCGAGTCATGTTCAGGACGCGATACACGACGTAGGCGAAGGCGATCGCACCGACCGCGATCGCGATGTTGAAGCCTTTGCTGTTCTCGGCTGCTCGGCCGACGTTATCCGAGACGTTGCTGACGGCGTCGGCTGCGGGCTCAGCGATGTCATCGGCATTTTCCGCTATGTCACCGGCTTTGTCCGCTGCCTCGCCAGCAGCGAGTGCGGCTGCAGGTCCAGCCATCGGTTAGCTCACCTCCGTTCCGATATTGTCCGTGGGGCCCGTCGGCAAGATCGTCGCGACGAGCCACTGCGTGTGTCCGATCATGCTCGAATCGTGACGAAGACCAGCAGCACCACTTGCAGCGCAAGCAGGCCGATCATGAGGTCGTCCTGCGTCCACTGCGTGCCGTAGACGAGCCGCTCGCTCGGGCTCGCCGGGGGCTGCTGAGGTTGGTTCGGGCTCGAGGTCGCGGTCGTCGACGATGTCGTCGCCGTGACGGCCACCTCCCCCGGCCCGGTTCCGTCCGAAAGGCCACCCTGCATGGTGGATCACTCCCGGACTCCGATCATGTCCTGCTTGACGGCCGAACCCAGCCCCTCGATACGGGCCTCAGTCTGGAACCGTGGCAGCGACAGCAGGGCGTTGCGGGCTCGAGGCGTCCCATTGGCTCGCTCGGGAGCCTCGAACGCGACGGTGTACGGTGCGTCGACGACGACCTGCAGCTTGAACTTCCGTGGCAGGTACGGCTGCAGCGGCGTCCGCTCGAAGCCGAAGCGAACCTCCTGCTGAGCCTGGTCGCGAGTGTGGAGAATCGCCGTCTGTGCCTCCTTGAGCGTCTGGTTGACCTTGCCGCCTGCGCCCGGTGCGGTCTTCCGGATTTCGACCGACGCTGGATCGCGAGCGATGTAGAAGACGTCAAGGTCGGTGTTGGTGCCCGTCGACGTGTAATCGAACGAGCCAGCAGCGTAGTCGACGCTGTCCGGTTCGACGACTGTGCCGTCCTCATAGAGCACGAACGATTCCGTCGACGGCGAGTCGATCGCGTTGTGCGAGAGGTCGAACGCCTCCTGATCGTCCGCCGTCCCGTTGGTAGTGAAGTGCTCGTACGCCGGTAGCACGAGTCGAAGCTCGCTGTCCGGATCGTCTCGGAGCTGCAGCGGCCGTCCGAGCTTGGTTTCGGCGACGACACTCGCCTCGCCAGGGGTGCCTTCTTGTGTGTCAAACTCGCGGAGGGTGAGGCTGCCGGGAACCCAGCTTGCCGACTTGAGCTTGCGTTTGATCGCCATTACTCGAGATCCACCTCCGCCAGCGCCGACTCTTCGAAGTAGATCTCGCTGTTGGTGTGGTCGATCTGAGCCGACGAATCGACGAGGATGTACGCTTCGTCGATGTCGCGCACCTCGAGCTTGTTGCCCTTGAGCTGGTGCTTGACGGCGTCGACCTTGCGCTCGTCCTGCTGGTCAGAGACGCTGTTCTTGATGTAACTCGCGATCGTGGCCTTGGGATCCGAGACGACTTGAATACTCTCGTCGGTCGGGGACTTGTAGCCGATCGCGATGCGCGTGTTCGCGGGGAGCGGATTCCCGTTCGAGTCGTTGAACTTGCCGTAGATCGGCAGTCCGGATTTATCGCCGACGCTGACGGCGTTCCGGATGAGCACCCCCACACCGTCTTTGGGACTGATCGTCAGGACCGGCGTCAGTTGATCGGTGATGTTCGTCTGCGTGGTGACGTACTTGCTCACGTCACCGAGGGCGGCGTACAGCGAGAGGCTCATTTACGCCAGCACCTCGTTGATCATGCCCTGAGCGTTGAACCGCTCGGCAGCTTCTCGGACGACGAATGCCCCCGAGCCAAGCGTGAACGCTCGGTTGCTGACGACCGTCTCACCGAGCGCCATCCCGCCGAGACCGAAGATCTCCGACGGGAGCATCGTCCCGGTTGCCGTGTCGACGAGGTACGGAGCGAGGTAGCCGCCCGCAACCATGCCGACATCCATCCACACGTCACTGTCAGTCAGAGCCTGCGTGGCCTGGTCGAACTTCATCGCCATGCGAGTCCGACCAACTGGCCGAATTCGGATATAGGACCGCGTCAAGACCGCAGTCACATGACGTGATTAGCAGCGGCTTACAGCAGTCTACGGTGGACCGCAGGTGTGGTTATAACTGATGCCGGCCGGGAGAGTCTTGTTAGAATCCTCGCCTTCAGACACTTTCTCTATGGGAAAATTTGCACTATAGTTGTGGGACTCATATAAGAAGGTATACCTCACCCACTTGAAAACATCTAAACAATCACAATTGTCACTGCCGTAACTATTAATGTGGGTTGAATATATTACATTACTATGGCCGATAAGTCAGGTAGATGGATTAAACGCGGGGCAATTATCCTGGTGCTGTTGACTATTGGAACAGGGGTCGCAGCTACCCCTGCTGCCGCACACGATGATAACAAGATGCATTGCCACTACACAATAAAGACAGATGACGCGAAATCTCTAACAGAAGATTTAATGACTAGATCGCCAGTGGGCGCACTCGAAATAACGATCGAGGCTTTCAGAGAACCAGTGGGATACATAGAAGCACCTTGGGAAAAAGACTGTCATTCTATGTCACTCTGACACAAAGTAGTGGAAGACATCATACGGACATCAGCCCTCTATCCGGCAGGCCTCTTTTATTAGATTTTATAGGGATCGATAACTACTCGGTGACAGCTTCGTCTGTGCTTATCACTACTGATATTAGATTTGTTATTTATTGGGTAGTTTCACGGAGCTACCACGGTTAGTCTCAAGGCCCTGCTCGAACTCAGCCATTAGGATTCCAACGACATCGGCTCTCGAGAGTTCATGACCGCGTCGGTCCTCAAGATATTCCTGAATCCGTTCGAACTGGTCAGCCTTGCTTCCACGGAGTGAGACATCGATTCGCATTCTGTGTTAGTTGAAGGGGTGTTTGATTCGAACGCGGTCGCTGCCGTAGTGGGTACTCTCGAGCGTCCACTCGCGTGAATCGATGCGTCTGAGGGTCGTGTCGTCTGAATAGATCCACTCCGAGCCGATAGTGTTGCCCTTAGCATCGCTGAACCGGCGGAGCGTGAGCGGCTCGCCGTCGACGAGCAATGCATCGGGGAGTGTCCGCGGGCACCGTTCGGCGTCGGCCTTGTGGACATCAGCCGGGTACTCGACGATTCCTCGAACCTTGTCGAGATCGTTCCCGCTGCCGAAGCCGCCGAGCATCGACGCCTGACACTGCGAGGCGATGTCTTCGTCGAGTTTCGCGAATCGCTGTGTGACCCATGCAACGCCCATCCCGTCGCCGTGCCACGTCGTCGCCAGCGTGTCGATTGCGTCGGGATAGCCGCCCTTTTGCGGTGCGAGTCGGTGGGCTTCGTCCAAACCCAGGAACGTGCGTTCCTCGAGCTGGGCCAGCGCCTCGATCGCGGTCGCAATCGCCTCGCGCCAGGCGTCGTCGGTCATGCCGTCACGGGCCAGTTGCAGGCTACCGTTGTCCTCGAATATCTGCCGCCACTGAGCGCGAGACAGGTTCTCTGTGCCGGGTCTGAGCGGTAGCCGCTGCAGGAGTCCCGACTCCACCAGCCCGGTGTACTCGTCCTTGTAGTCGACGAGGACCGTCCGGTCGTACTCCGGTGCATTGCGCTCGGTGTACGCCTGCAGGCCGTACGATTTCCCCCAGTTCGTCCGAGCACCGAACGCGAGGTTCATTGGTCTTCGAGTTCCTCCGTGACGTCTTCGATTCCCTGTTCGGCCATCTCGAGGCCGCCGGCGAGGGCCTCCTCGAGGACGGCCCGCTGTCGATCGTCAGGCCACTCGACGACGCCCTCGCGGAACGTCTCGAGGTCGTCGATGTCGAAGCGAGCCCGGACGTGTGCCGTCGCGAGTTCGTCGACGTCGCCCTCGATGCCTTGCTCGCGATAGCGGTCGGCCCACGTCTCTTTGGTCGTCTCCCACTCGTCGGCCGTGAGGTCGGCATACTGAGCGGCTTCCTCGGCGTTCTCGAGGTCCATCGCCTCTTGGACGTACCACGAGGGAAGCGACTCGTCGATCATCGCGAGGGCCATCGATCGAATCTGTTCGACGCGGTCGTCGACCGACGGAACGCCCTCGACCACATCGATATCGGCGTCTGCTGCCTCCTGGAGGTCGACGACGGCCTCCATGATCCGCCGCTCGCGATGGGCGACGATCGAGAGGAACGCTTCGGCCTGCTTGCTTTGGAAGAATTTCGTCGCGAGGGCCTTCCGCGGGTCGCCGCCGGTTGCAAGATTGCGGAGGTTCATGCTTCCACCTCCGGAGTGGCTCCGCCGATCGAGTCGATCGCGCCGTCGAGCATCTCCGCGTCCTCGACGAGGACCATCACTGCGAACAGCGAGGTCATCGCGACGAGTCCCTGACCGGGTCCGAGTTCCGAGCTGCCGCTCAGGTTCTCCCGGTACCACTGGTCCATGTACTCGTCGAGGTCGAGTTCCTTCGCGAGATCGGCGTACTCGTCGATCACCGCAGAGCGGTCGTCGACACCCGACCCCATCCGATCTTGGCTGATCGCAGCGCCGGCCCCGAGCGCCCGGCAGTAGACGTGACCGACCGTCTTCCGATCGCCAGTACTGGTGCTTTCGCTGGTGTTGTCCGGTTCGTCTGCTGGATCGTCGACATCGACATTCTCACTGTCGGTGTCTTCCTCGGTGTCGGCTGCCGCCACCTGCTCGGCGATCTCCGGATCGATCTCGGCGTACGCCTCTTCCTCGAGGGCGTCTTCGGGCTCGGGCTCAGGATCGTCCTCGAGGTCGGGATCGTCCAGGCTGTGGTCGTCAGTCAACGAGACCACCCCCAGCCTCGCGGTCGATGCCGTTGCCGCTCGACTCTTCGTCGTCCGGCGTCGGGTCGGCAGAGTCGACGTTGATCGTCTTCGACCGTCGACGGCGCCACAGGAGGATCAGTACGGCCAGCGCGACCGCCGCCCCGATTAGGATAGCAGTCGTCCGGAGATTCAGACCGCCACTCGAGGGACTGGTCGAGGCAGAAGAACCACCGCTAGAGGCCCCTTGAGTGGCCCCTTTTTGCTGGTCGTTTGCCTGCTCGTCTGGCTCCCACGGGTCGGTGCTGTCTGCGGGTTTCACTGGTTCGTCTCCCTGGTCGTCGGTGCTCTCGTCAGCCGCGTCGCTGCTCGAGGGGCTGCTTTCACCCCTTTCGTCGCTGCTTTCTGCCTGCTCGTTTTGCTGGTCGTTGCTGCTCTCAGTTGCTTCGGGCTGCTGGTCGTCGCTGCTCTCGACCCCCTCGCCGTCTGCGCCTTCGTTGCTGGTCGGGGCCTCCTTCCAGGCCCCTTGGTCCCTTGCTCGCTGGTGGTCGTCGCCACTCATCGCGTTGATGTGGCTCCTGACCGCCTCCCTCGAGGCAAAAGGAGGTTGCTCATCGTTCCATTCGTCTGCGTGCTTGTCGCACCCCTCAACGGGGCAGAAGTAGCCTGTCATGCGTCGCTCTCGAAGTCCTCGAGTGCTTTTGTGTCGCTGCGTTTGGCTCCGAACTGGCCGAGTCCTCCGCGTTCGTCGACATCGTCACCGTCACCCTGTCGGAGGTAGCCGTCTTGCTGAGCTGCACGGAACTCCCGCGAGGGTCCGTCGGCCCCTTCATCGGGCTCGTTCACCGCGTGATCGAACAGCGTCTCGTCGGTCTCGCCCTCGAGGTGGCGATCATCGGCGAGCGGTGACCCGTCGATATCGTCGTCACTATCGAGTTCATCGTCGATCTCGGTCGTCGGGTCCCACCGAAGGGGCCGCTGCAGTCGCTCGAGTTCGGTGAACGCCTCGATTTCGTCCTGACCGTGCGCTCGGCGGATGCCGTTGATGGCCTTCGCTGCGGCGATCGCGTGGTTGACCGAATCGCCGGCTTCAGCGAGGGCCGCTTCGAGCGTGTCGGTCGCGTTGTGGTAGCCTTGCCAGGCCCGGCGTATCGCACCGAGCCACTTTCCGGTGATTTCGTCGGACGGGATTTCGTCGTCGAAATCGGAGAGCAGCGTTTGTACCTCAGCTTCGTCGAAGCCACATTCGTCGGTGAGGAACTCGCAAGCGGCATCGTCGCCGTCCTCGCAATGGGTCGCCGCGTTGCCGCACTGATCGCCTGCAGCTCGTGTCTGGGCGAGTTGTTCGTCGACATCCGGTTCGGAATCGAGGCGATCACCGCGCTCGTCTCGAGTGGCTTGCTTGGCAACGTCGCGGTGTTCGTCGACAGTGAGTGACGGATCGAGGTAGGCGAGCCAGTCGTCGACGCCTTCATCGCGCATCACCGCCTTGACCGAGCGAGCCCACGGGACATTCGCTCGTCCCTTCGGCCAGTCGATCGACTCGATCTCGTGGTCCTCGAGCGGGAGCTGGCCCGAACCGCCACGGTCGGCCTGGCTATCGGACGCTTCGATCGTCGCCGTCTCGAGGACGTGGTCGGGAGCGCTCGAGGAGATCGCGACGGTCTTGAGCCGGCGATCGTCGTCACTGCTGAGATGGTCGGCGTACTCGTCGCGGAACTGGTCAGCCGCCGCTTTCGAGCCGAACTCGATTCGCTCCGTCATCAGTAAGATCGGGTGATATAGCGGGCGAGGCGGCAGTTCTTCAGCGTCCGCGAGTGGCCGTCGTAGCCGCCGATCGGCTCACGCTTGTCGAGTGGCGAGCGCTCGAGGACATCCTCGAGGTCGGGCGTGACGTGCCAGGATTTCTGGCCGGCCGGCGTGTCGACCCAGACGACCGGCCAGTCGTCGTGACGGTACCAGCCCGCGGTGTCCGGTCCCCAGGTGAGTCGCATTGCCCTCGCGAAGGCGATCGCGAGGAGATTCCGGTCGTGGTAGACGTCGTCGAGAGTCTTCCCGTCAGTCGGTGGCGGGTTGTCTGCACCCATGCTCAGATGGGTCTCTCGAGCGAGTGATAGCGGTCGGGAATATCATAGTCTCGTACTGGTGAGACCAATGTTTAAACAGATTCAGGATCAGTTCAAAACGTAGCCATGCCGATCCATCAGTTGGTACAAGTTGGTCGTACGTCGGGCGGTGTTGTGCTCCCGAAGAGCGAGCTTCGGGCGCTTGGATTGGTCGACGACGAGGGGAACGTGAAAGATCAGCCAGTGCGGGTGACACGGACAGACACAGGGACGTGGGAAATCTCGGTGATTAATCCGAGCGACTATCCGAAAAAAGAGGTATAAAGCACGGCAAACGATTCAAATACCCCTGTCTGTGGATCCCTCCTCGAGATATTTACTCTAGCCTAATCCGAAACACAACTAACAAACAATCAAGCTTTTATCTATGGGTTATCATTTTTGTCAAAATGAAGTCTGGTACCATTGGGATACCGGTTGGCGAAGACAGTTCGATTGACACTGACATATTCACCGTTGAACGAGAGGGTGAAAACCTAAAACGGAGTGTCAAAGCTAAATCTCCCGTAACTACGCCCTCTGGACACCAGATGATAGAAGGTAGTATTGCAATCGAACAGAAAGTTGAGTACGAGGAGTCGGAGATCGACAGCAATGGGAACGTTCAGTCAGAGACTCGTTACCGGAAAGCCGCCGAAAGTGCACACTTTGTCCAAGTTCCAAACCAGTTTGTGATTCTCGAGAGTGGTGCTCCTTCTATAATGTTCGATATTCTTGGGAGGGTTACAGACTGCGCCTATGAGTCTGCTGAAGTAGATATTGATGGCTTCATTCTGGACCAAGAAGAGCCGTCTCTCTGGATGCTCGGATTCTATGAGCATGGAACACAAGCTGAGAATGGGACGCTTTATGGGTCAGATATTGCAGATGATCCAACTGTGAGTGATATCCTTCAGGATTCGGCGTGCAATCAGGTTGGGATCGAACACTTCTACTCCGACGACGCTGTGAAAGCTCGAGCCTCTGAATCAGGGTATCTTGAGGTGTACTCTCCTGATTATGAAATAGAAGAGTTCACCGATTACCTAATTGAAGTTTTAGCTCCGCACCTCGATCGACCTACAGTGTAAATCGTTCTGTAGAAGTTTTGTTTCCTTTTATAAAGACGACGACCTCGACTTCTTTACCACGATAGTCGTCATACTTGACACCAGGAATCGTGTCTATTTCTATCGGGAGTCGAAGTGATTCTTCAGGACCAAGATCATCAAGAAGGAGATAGCCAGAGTCAACCTCTGTAGCATGTCTTACGTCATCCACCACGACACCTCGTGGTGTCTCAATCTCTAGTTTTATATCCTGACCAGGAACCTCTTGATCGTTAGAATTCGTTATTGTAACTCTCGCAGAATCGCCAGACGAACCCGTACCGAGACTGAGCCTCCGTGATTTCGAGCCCGTCTGAATTTTGGACATATTTTTTTCGAACGCTCTCGCATACCTGTAGGCCGGGTACGCAAATACTATTATTTCTATCAGTATGTAGGTTACGGGGGTTGCTGCGACTGTGAGAAGAGAGTTACTAGATAGATATACGCTTTCTGAAATCGATTGATCAAATAGAACTGTCAGTAGAGGCGCTAATCCAGAAGGATAGGAGAAAATCTGCTGAGTAGAGATACTGAAAGAAGGCAGGTCAACCTTCAAGATTAGCAGCAACACAAGAGGGAGGCTCCCCATCAGAAGGAATAGATTGGCGAAGGGTAAGACAAGGTCATGGATTTTATCTAATTTTGCCTCTGTCGGTAGTGTCCAGACGGTGATCGTGTAAAGGTGAGTCGGGATATATATCATAAAGAGAACCGCATGGAGAAGAAGAGCATATATTGGTTCTTGGGACGCCCAGAATACGTTGAATTGAAAGGGGCCTTCTGGAGGGGTGTACAAAGTAGCGAACGCGCTTACCACACCAATAGCCACAATCAGGTGTGCCCGCTGGACCCGTGTGATCTCAGAACGCTTTTTTCGTGCGTCTTGAATCTCAGTTAGATCCTCTCGGAGTCCTGCTATTTCGTCAGATACTGCGGATACGTCCGTTTGCAAGTTAGAATTTGAAGGCCCCTCCTCTCCACTCATTGGTATCTCGTATTACCAAACAATTTAATAAATAGTGTGTTATTACGAACTAGATAAATGGATAGCGCTATACAAGAATCTAAGTCCTACGAAGAGAAGGTCACTAACGTCCTTCAGAACTATATTCGACCCAATCGAGTTCATTTAATAACTGTCGGTAGAATATATACCAATCTTACTGGTGAATCAGCTGAATTCTCGTCATTCGATGAAGCGGAAGAAGCCTTCCTTGATATTGACTGGGATGATAATACTCTCCTTGACTTTGTTGATCAAGTGAAACAAATCGTCGAGAAAGGAGAAAACAGGATTTCTGAGACCTACTTCGATATCATCGAACCAGACGATATTTCTACAGCGCTTATCGAAAAAGAACTCTCTGAACCCGCTTATGACCCAGACGAAAGCGGCGAAGAAAAAGACGGATTTGAGTATCAAGTCGGTGAAAGCGGGAATATCCGTGGTAGATACGTTTATACGGATGTTACGACGAATCTAACGTTCAATGGCGAGATCCAGCCGACAATGAGTGATGGGTTCATTCAATTCGAAATAGACCCTCAAAAAGACCTCTTGATAGTCAAGAGCACAAGTGTAATCGATGTCCAGAAGGCGCGAAAATATTTCAATAATAAGACCTCGATCGATTTTGCTCCATCAGCAGACTATACGACTCATACTGATGGGGCACTCGATCGAATAAATGATTTCCTCGGGAAATTCCATGATGGTATTCCAAGTAGGGACCAAGATGTTCCGGGGCTTCTCCAAGTGGATACAATCAAACTAGAGGACACTTCTGTCGATTCGACCGATGATGAAGATAGCGAAGATGATGATAGTGGCCAACAATTAGAGAACATACAATTCGAGGGACACAATATCAAAAACGATGAAGAAGTACAATCCTATCTTGGTGATGACTCGCCGTGGGTTATCAAGAAATTAGAAGCAGAAATATACTATAATGGGGACGACTTCAAGGTAACAATCGGTACTACCAGTATGATGTCATACGGAAAGGTGTCCGACTCTACTGACTGGCAAGCCACCACGGAGCTAAGTGAGATGGTTCGCAAGTGGTTCCTCGAAGATCTTCGAGTCCGGGATTTATAATACGCACAGGAGACCTTCTCGACCTCTTGGAATTAAAGTTAAATCTGTGTTAGAATCGAATTCGATAATCACATCAATGATTTTAAGGAGTGCCACTTCGAGAACAACACGTCCGAGAGTCAGGGCTGGACGTGCGATCGAGAAGTTGGATTAGTGGTGAATTTTCTCCTTGGTTACTCGTCGTTGTTTTGATCGTGGTATTTTGATTTCGACGACTCGACAATGTGATCATTCCCTTCGCCTTTGACCAGTATCTCACCTTCACTGTCACTCGTTTGGGTGGCCTCTAGTATCACTTTGACATTTTTCCCTTCATAATTCACCCAAACAGGACCTTCGAACTCGACATCATTTTCAACGTCTGGATCAAATTCAAATTGGTATTTGAATTCAGCAATGTTGTCACGGTAGGACACATCGAAGCCGTTTTTTAGTTCGTTGCGTAGTGCATCTTTTACTTTCACTTGAACATCTTCTGGGAGAAGAGGATAATATCCACCTGCCATGATCGACTTTCGATGGTCTACTATATATTTGTTAGAGGTTTATCAGAAGCTGTGACCATCGGAGGACAGGTTGACTTCAGAAACTTCTCTTCCTGTACTAGCATGAGTCCTGTGTCCGAGAATTCATCCAAAGTCGGACGGAATTCCCTTGATCGCGGCCTCAAGTGCCACCGAAAAACCTAGATTGCTGGCCGTTTTTGTCCGATATGCAGGCATTCCGGACAGCATGAATTTACAACAGCATGAGAACCGCGACGACATGAAGGTCTGGCTTAGCCAGAAGGAAGTAGAACAGTTGCTTGAGGCTGCCGACGGAACCCAGCAGCGAATCGCGTTCGCACTCGGTGCGCGCTGTGGGCTCCGCTCTCACGAAGTGCTTGACATTGCTCCAGAGGATATCGTCGATACCGACGCCGGGACGATGCTCCGCGTATGGCATGGGAAGGGCGACAAGTTCCGCGAGACACCAGTCCCGCGCGATCTCGCGACGACCATCCGGACTGTCGACGACGTGCGCGAGGAATCGGCCAGCTCGCCGCTCGTCGAGATCACGAGCACGCGATCACTACGGCGGTGGGTTCGATCGGCTGCCGACCAACTGTCTGACGAGACAGGTGATGTCGGATGGGACCACCTCGGTTTCCACGATCTTCGACGGACCTGGGCGACAGCGCTAGCGTCTGAGGATGTCGACCCGCTCTTGGTGTGCGACTGGGGTGGATGGAACGATCTCGAGACGTTCCTCGAGCATTATCGTGGCAGCTATAGTCCAGACGCCCAGCGGCGGGAGCGCGCTAAGGTCAGTTGGTTATAATGCTGCTAGGATAAATTCACTATTTGCAAATATAAAAACCACGACTTTAGCCCTTATTTTTCTTCTTTTAGATCATAGACTCTTCTCAACGCTTCTTCGTATCGCTCGCCATTTCTAATATCGAGATTTTCTTTACTGAATTTTTCAGTCTCAGAAAGGAAATCTATATCTAACCAAGGAGAGACTTCTAATAAATTCTCCTTGTCTTTCTTATAATGAATTGCGAACAAATCTCCGTTTGACTTCACCGATTTTATCACCTCCCACTCTGACGAAAGGTCGAGAATGTCGTCGGGAATATTGAAATCCTTGCGACCTTGTATAGTTATCTCTGAATTCCGTTGCAACATGTTCGAGGCACTCATTAATATATCGAAGCTATGTTCACCAGAAGATAGTTCCGGCCGCTCGACCATGTCATAATCACCTGGGGGATAATGACTTTCATCGTCTCCCTCTATTGGGACTGCTGTTTCCACGATCTCGTCAAATAGATCAATCCAAAAAAGATCAACCTGTTGTTCTTCCCCAGATACGATATCCCGTTCAACCGGGTTAATTTCACTCCATCTAGTGTGGTATTTCTTTCCGCTTATCTTGTTACTCCGTATTTTTATTGAGCTATTTTTAGCGGTTGCTCTTCCTTCGTTTCGAATGAGAGCTTGTACACCAACACTATTTGTTGCCTGCTTATCTGATCGTGGGTCTTCAAACAGATGCCAACTTTTTGGATATATAGTAACGTTCACCTCTTCAAGCACTAAATATGGCTTTTTGGTAGCCTTATTTGCTTCAAGTATGACCAACGGGAAAATACCGATGATTGAACCGATTACAACGGGTGCAACATTCTCTCTTATCGATATTAATAAAACTCCAAAGAGTGAAATAAAAACCAGAAATAATTTTGAATACTGGTAGTGTCTTCTCTCAAACCCATAATATTGGAAAAGGCCCCAGACAAGAGAATTAGACTCTATTTTGACTTCAGATAATAATTTTGAAAAACGTTTATGGATACTACTTGTTAGGACTGCTGTGAGAAGAATAAAGAGGTAGCCGAGGACTGCAAGAACTGTTGGTGGAAATTCCGGAAAAATTGGAGGAGAAACATAGCTCCAGATCCGCGGAATGTAAGATAGTGTTCCGAGCAACATTCTCATTTCATACCGTATATACGATAAGGTTAAGAAACTAACTAAGAGTTATCTATTAGAAAGCGCTAATAACCTTCCCAAGTCCTTATCCTGAAGGAACAAGGAATCTCTAATAATGACTACGAACTATGAAGAAAGAGTAAACGAGATAATATTTCAATATCTGCAGCCAAATACACATCTGTTAGCTGCAGAACGGATCTATCGTCATCTCACAGATGAAAATGCTGAGTTCACAAGATGGACTGAAGTAGCCGACGCTCTCGAGGAACTTGACTGGAATCCAGAAAGATTGAAAGAGTTCGTGACTATTAGTAAACAGATAGCTGAAGGGACAAGTACTCGCATCTCCGAGTCCTATTTCAATATTGTCGAACCAGATACATTAACTACCCAAAGAGTAGTTGAAGAGCTTGATAATGAAAGATATGAACCTGATACTGTTGGTGAAGAAAAAACGGGATTTCAATATGAGGTTCATGATAATGGATTAATCTCTGGTAGATATATCGCGGTAGATATTGAAACAGATATTTCTTATTCAGGTGATCTAAACTCATTAACAAAAGAAAAAGCTGTATCTTTCCGAATACTTCCGGAAGAACGTTTACTAATTGTAGAAACATCTAGTATTGTGGACATACAAAGAATTAAATCTGCTTTTGGAAGAAAAACGAACATCGATCTTACAGTCTGCGGAGCAGCATCTTTAGACTCTGATGAAAATTCAGAAAGATATACTAATTTCTTAGATTCTTTCAATGGAGAAGTTACGATTCGTAGCGTTAATTCAGTTGACTTATATAATTCGGGGGACGATCACAATGACATTTCGGAAATGTCTATGAGAAGCTCAGGTTTGACTAGAGATATATTCAGCTTATCTGATATCACTGATCGGATCGATCAGGGATGGTTTATAAAATCAATAGAATTTTCAATAGAGTATGACCAGGGTGTATTTGACATCACTGTCGCTGGATCAGAAAAAATGGGGTACGCGAAAATTGAGAAAATAAATGATATGCAAAAAGGAATGGGGCTGATGAATGAAATAAGGAGGCGTTATCTTGACCACTTACGCTCGTTTGATAGTAGTGTCCAAAACTGAGTTTTATTAAAACGATTAGTGATATTACCGGATAAGCTTTAGAGACGGTGTCGGCCGGTTCTCGACATCGAGCTCACCATCAAGATACTCTTCGCCCTCGCAGGTGATTTCATACATGTTACTCTCCTCGAGGATTGGGGCGACTAGTCCAACCTGAGAGAGCAGCAGACAACGCTCCTCAACCCGCTCGCGCGAAGCGGTGAGTTTGATTATTCGCGACATATGCTTCGGTGTAGACCAGGGATCTTCCGAGAGATGCTCGAGAATCCGTTCATCGAGCGCACACATCCAGCGAGCGGGTTTTCGACTCATTACGATTCAGAGGTTTGGCTTGCAGTTGGGCCGTCGTTCGATCCGTTCCCGTTGAGATATATCTCGTTTTCAGCGTCGTACTCCTCGTCGAGATACGCTTCCCCCCGATCAGTGATTGTATAGACTCCGTTTCCGAGAGGAGTGAGTAATCCATGCTCTGCAAGTTTCTTGCATCGTCGGGATACTGAGGATGGGGATATACGAATAGCCTCTCTTTCGGTAAGATCCCCAACCCGTCCAGCATCTTCGTCGCGAATGATCTCGAGAATTCGATCATCCCAAATCGTCATCCATGTCCCAGATTGTCTCATTACGTTCCCAGATGGTACAGAGACACCTAATCCTCCGTAATTTACTGATTAGACTAAAATTTGACCGATGTGCCCGACCGGTGCATTTATGCAATATCGCTCTAATTGTGCAGGTGAGGAGCTACCAACTCGGCTGAAGATGACTCTTGTTGGTATGTGAGGCCGGGCGGCGTTGGAGCGCCGCCCAGAAGGTAGCTCCGGTGATCCGGAATGAATCTCGGAACTTCCGTGGGGCATGCACCCCACGCACGGCAAGAGGCATCGCCAGCCAAAAGGTCTGACGCTCGGTGCGCCTGTGGCGCTCGAGCGGCGGGCTACGACGCTCGACGAGAAGAACCCGCCTGTCGCGTGTGTGCGGCGCTCCGCGCTGACGGCGGCCCCGATACGGAGGCAACTGCAGAACCGCAAGCACCGGCAGGCGAGCTGGTGACCGACGGTGGTACCAAGTGGAGCGATCTCTCTGCGTTCCAGCGTGATATCCTCGAGGCGATCGCCGGTCTCGAGTCAGCCGGGACGGATCCCTACGGGCTCGCGATCGAGGAGGATCTCGAGGAGTATTACGACGACGTTCTCCACAGCCGGCTGTACCAGAACCTCGACAGCCTGATCGACGACGGGTTTGTTGACCGCAGCGAACTCGACGGTCGAACGAACAGCTACACGCTGACGACCGAGGCCAAAGCACTGCTTGAGGAAAGCGTCCGCCGGCGTGCCGACGCCTGTGGGCTTCAGATGGCTGCAACCGACGGGGGAGACAGATGAGTGTCGAGCCTGAGACGGTCTCCTGCGCGACCTGTGGAGAGACCGCCCGGCGAACTGCCTGGGGAAAGACGGACGCGGCCTGCTATCGCTGTACCGAGTGCCACGCTGGCGGCCACATCGTTCATACCGAAGACGGCAGAGAACTCCGCCGAGGAGGTGTTTTCCGCCGGCTCAGCAACTTTGCAACACGGAGGGTCAGCGCATGAGCGAGGACGACGCGATCTCGATCACGACCGAACTCACGCGCGGGACCTCGACTGACGATCGCGACAAGATCCGCGCAGAAGTGAGCGCCGAGACCGTCGACGAACTCGACCACAAACTCGAGCGTGTTCGCCAGCAGCTCGAAGACTGGGCCGACGAGGTTCGGAACATCCAGCCGGAGAACTCTCGAGGCCGGCGTCGGCTCGCTGACGATCAGTCTGAACTCGGGGAGGTGGAGGCATGAGCGCCGACCTCGAGCCGATCACGCCGCGCGAGGCGGTCGACCTCTACGTCTCTCATCGCGAACTCGAGGTGAGCGCGAAGACGCTCCAGAATCACAAGTACCGACTCAATGCCTTCGTCGAGTGGTGCAACAAGGTCGGGATCGACAACCTCAACGACCTCACTGGTCGCGATCTCCACCGATACCGAGTGTGGCGACAACAGGACGTGAACATCGTCACGCTCCGCGGGCAGCTCGCAACACTGCGCGTCTTCCTCGAGTTCTGCGCGTCGATCGACGCTGTCGAGCCGGGAATGCGCGAGCGTGTGAAGCTGCCGGACGTCGACCGCGGTGACGAAGCACGCGACGAGATGCTCGAGTCTGATCGCGCTCGGAAGATCATCGGCTACCTCGAGCGGTACAAGCGCGCGAGCCGCGAGCACGTCATCATGGCGATACTCTGGCATACGGGGATTCGCCTCGGGACTCTTCGAGCGGTCGACCTCGAGGACTACGAGCCCGACGACCAGTGCTTCTGGCTCCGACACCGACCGGATACCGACACACCGCTCAAGAATCAGGAGCCAGCCGAGCGGGCGATCGCGCTCGACGACTACTATTGCGATGTCCTCGACGAGTACATCCGATTCCACCGAAACGATGTGACCGACCAGTACGGTCGTGAGCCACTCGTAACGAGCACGCAGGGGCGGCTGAGTTCCGGACAGATACGCTCGGAGGTGTATCGCCTCACGCAACCCTGCTTGATCGACGGCTGTCCACACGATCGCGAGCCGATGGGTTGCGAGGCGACGGACTACGGGCACTATTCGGAGTGTCCCAGTAGCCTCTCACCACACACGATCCGGCGCGGCGCGATCACCTACCAGCTCCGCGAGGACATTCCTGAAGAAATCGTCAGCGACCGCTGTGACGTTTCCTCGGAAGTCCTCGAGCGCCACTATGACCGTCGTACAGACCGCGAGAAGATGGAACAGCGACGCAGCTTCATCGAAGATCTATAG